AGATCACCAATTATGGCAAATGTGTTAAGAAGGCCTACAATTCTACTTTTTCCAATAGCTCTTATGAGATTATTTGAATCTTCTATGCTGCTAAAATCAGTCTCGCCAGTAATGCTATTATGAAAAGCACTCTGAAATGTATGGACAGAAAGCAGTACCGATCTTGCAAGCGTTAGGGTGTACCCGGGAGACGTCTTAACGAGTCGGCTTTTGGACTCTATTTTCCCTACAAGAGATTTCGCATTTTCCTCGCTTATTTCTCCTAAGTTTTTATCAATCCCAAGAAGAAATTTTGCTCCCCTGCTAGCAGCCTTTTTGTATCTATTTTTTGTTGGAACCAGGATTGAATTCATGATAATGCTAACACCTGTCCTAACATACTGTCTATTTTCCCCCATAACGTATGGGCCTCTAGAAGATCTCATGTCCCTAGATCCTTCAGAGCTTTGAAGAACAATATCCTTAAAGCTTTCAATTGCAACCAGGGCTGTCTTGACTGCTATTGCCGCTCGTGTCCTAATATACTGCTTATTGAGCGGATCGAAAGACTGGTCGCCATCTTTTGTCATGGATCCGTAGGATGTTGTATTTTCTGTATCAGTTAGTGTTAAGAACTCTCCCCTTCCGTCTCTGAGTGATTCTCCTCCCTCTATTATTGAATTTCCAAGTTTTGACTGAGCGTGTTTGTCAAGATCAAATCGCATAGGAAACCCGTCTGCATTTTTTGCTCGGAGGTTTGAGCTTCCGATCTTTTCGACCGGAATTGTTGAAGATAGATTTTCCTCTGGATAGGTCTCATTATCTAAAAAACCTCCTGATTCACTTAGAAGAGATCTTCCAATTTGCTCCAGCTTTGCCAACCTGACTTGAAATGATTCACCGTCAAAAGAGCCGAATTCTCTCTGGACTGTGAGCTTATCACCAATGTTAAACGTTTTTGAATCCTCATCTGGGCCCACATACGGATTTCCAGAAGAAGATCCCGCCGGAGTGAATCTATTGTTCTCCCTTAGGATGTTGACAGAAGCATTAACTAGCTGCTTTTCCTTGTCTCCCTTTGGTGTGGCCGGATATGGCCTTGGAACTCCAGCAGAAATGTCTCCATCAGTCCCCAGGGGCCTTCCATCCACGCTTGGAAGAAGGCTGTGCCCATCCCTTCCCTCAATCTTATCGACTATGTCTACAAGCTTCACATCATCTTGATCAAATTTTCCACTATTTGAATTTTGAATCAGAGAAATAGATTCTGGTGAAGATGTTCCCATCTCAACAAAAACGTTTGAAGCTCCCTGATTTTCTGGATGTGGCAGGGGATTTCCCCTAACAGCTGACACTGCCTCTGTGTTTCCTGGATCAACTCCAAATATTACATCTGCATTTTGCTGAACAAAGTTGAGATAGTCTCCGAGGATTCCAGCCTCTGCGCTAGTCAGGTCGAGAAGCTCCTTTCCCGTATTGGGATCTACCCCTAGATCGTCTCCCCTGGAAATTGTCCCATCGCCATTATCATCTCTAACTGTATAAGAGATTGAATCTGCCCCAAGACCCTGTGAAGACAGAAAATCCTTTAGTGTTTCTCTGGCCATTCTATCTCCTCTACACCCACATTATCTGATAGTGCTCCCTCTCCCACAGTCTTTCCGACAGAGTCTACAAAGGAGATAATCGATCCCTCATCAACAAGAAATCTTTCTAAGATGCTTAAAGCAGACTGAAATTTTTCAGAAGTCTGTTTCATCTCAGAAAGTATTGACTCTTGCTCACTCTCAGATAATTCTGATAACATCTCTAAGATCTCTGGATCTTTCTCAAGTTGTAAAATTAAGTCTTCCATTTATAATCCCTAGTCTGATATTGTCTTCTCAAAATCGATGCCATTAACTGCAGGAGATGTAATCAGCATATCCTTAAGCTCAGCTAGCCTCCTGCCTGCTAGATTAAGCGTAAGATTTAAATTTATGCTTCTCTCACCGGGGGTGCCGGTGCCCCCTGTTCCCGTCCTTAAAGCCTCAAACCCTTGTGAAATTGTATCAACAAGATCTGAGAGGTTGCCAGCAGCGGCAGCTGGTGCCTCTGAAAGGGCTTCTCCGGCAGTTTGACTGAAGATCTGGCTGAAAATTTCTGCAATATTTTCTCTCTCTTCGTCAAGCTCTAGAGCTGCCATGATAGTATCACCAGGATTAGTCCTAAATACACCGTCCGATCCGATGATGACGTCATCGACTGGGATCGACTCATCAAGCCCAGCTCGACGTAAGGCTTCATATTCAGCGTCATCGAGATTCTGGGTGGCAGTGGTTCCTGTTCTTCCAATTGTAGGGACGTATTCTGACACTCGGCTCGAAAGCCCAGCAACAAAAGAGTCACCGAATTCCTGCCCGCCTCTCCGAGCAGCGGCGACAGCCTCTGGGCCTGTAAGCTGTCGGCTAATATCACCTGGAAGCCTCTGAGCACCTCCTGTAACAGCGCCGAGCTGACCCGTGACTGTGTTTAGGAGACCTCCCTCACCTGTCATGGTCCTCAATCCTTCGAGTGTGCTATCTAGCTCTGCTCTCGCAGACTCGGGAAGGAGATTCCTGGCCACACTTACGTCGGTGACGCCCAGAGCGAAGTCTGTCATTGCTGCCTGGGCCTGGGCAGCCTGATCTGTTACAGCTGCAAGGTCATTCATTGCAATCTGGTTGAAAACAGCATCTGTGAAATCTCCCTGCAGTCTTGGCACTCTAGCGATCTCATCGGCCAGCTCCGCAACTGCCTCAGCACCGGTTGGAATTTCCATCTCTTCGGCTGCATCTGTAAGCTGCTCCATTGATGTAATCTGCGCTGTTGGATCGAAGAGTCGGGCTGCAGCTTCAATCTCTAGACCCGCCTGCTCAGCCAAAAGCCGCTGCTCTTGAATTGTCATTGATCTAAAATCACGACCGGAATCGAGGAATGCATCCCGAAGCATGTGCATTGCCTCCATGGGATCCCGAGTCGCAGCTTCCATCATGGCCATTGTGTCAAGCTGCATTCCGAAAACAGTATTTAGATTCGCCAGTGATTCAGCTGCTGAGTCGAAATTTAGATACTTATTCGTCACTGCTGCCAAGTCTCTCATCTCTAAGCCGAGCTCTCTTAGATTTCCAACTGTGGCGGCTGCAGTGGCAGCTGTTGTCTCTCCAAATGTCTGGACATCTGTCATCATCTCGTACATACCGCGAGCGATTGCCTTCTGGGAATCACCTGTTGCTTGAGAGATTAAGCTAGAATGTGCTGTGACTTCACGAAGGATCTGTGTGCTGAACTCTCCAGAAAAGCTCATTCTCGCGTCCATCATGTCCATCATCTCTTGTGATGAGAACCCTAGCCCTCTTGCCATCATTGCAGCTTCTTCTATTTGCTGAGATGCATTGTCTCCTAGATCTTGCATCGCTACAAGGCCGCTTCCTACAGAGAGGTATATCTCAGAGGCATATCCCATAAACTCCTCTGCAGATCCAAAGAACTGTCTATATCCCTTGGTGTAAAAGTCATTGTACATGGTCTGGATGACACCACCGACTTGGAATTGAAGCTCTTCAGCTCCCTCGCTAAATTGACCTAGCTGGCTTCTAAAGTCTCCGCCCAGGGTAGCCTGGAGCTGTGTGTACATGTCTATCTTTTCTTCACCGAGAATTCCGAGAGCTTTGTAGGTCTCGTCTACTCCCTCCATTCCCTCCTGCGCAGCAGTGTTGAAGGCAGTGACCATGGCAGATAGGGCACCTCTCCCTGCAGTTGCCATTGCGTCAAGAGAAGAGGCACCCTGCGCAGCTCTCTCTGCTAGCGTCTCGAGCTCACTATTGACACGTGCCATGTCGCCTTCAGCATTTTTAAATGCTTGGGCAAGCTGATAGGAACTTCCCGTGAGTCGGGACAGCTGTTCAATTTGCTCATTTGTAGCTGTGACATCAAGAGATGCCAATGCACGCCTAATTGCATCTACTTCGGCCATTGAATTACCTTCCTCCTCTCTAAATATAACCGTCGGGAAATATTAGGAGAAACTCTTTCTCGTTCCAAGAAGGCTGACAGTGGGACCAGTCTCTTGGGTAATCTTCTCTCCGTCTCTCTCTTCTGCCACTCGCTTCTGCTCTTCAAGCATCTTGTCGATAAACCACCTTCTATATCTTATCGGCATCTTTCGACTCTCTTCGTATCCAAATCCAAGCCTTTTCGCAAGCCAGTAAATCTGCTCAAGAACAGTTTCTTTGTAATCAGATGGCAGGCCAAAAAAAGCTTGCGCCCATGGGAAGGCTCACCTCCGAAGTCTTTCCGCATGAAGAGCATGTCATGTTCCCTTTTGTGTCAATTCCAGGCTCATGAAGCAAGATAAATTGTCTTAGCTTCCTAGAGTCGAGCGCGGGCATGTTTTCTATGAACTTATAGACCTTGTTCTTATCTCTCACACCATCTATGGAAATAATTGATGCCCTTAGCTTCCTTGTAACCACATTGTCAACATCGCTATCGGGAAAAAGCTTTCTCATCTTTTTAGCCTCTTCTCCCATTATCTCATCATCTCTTCCCGTTAAGAACTTAAAGAAGACTGACTTTCCAGAGACAGGAAGTGTATACTCAAAGCAATTTTCTCCTGGACTGACAGGGTCTAATTCAAGTCGCTTGATGGGAAGCTCACCTAAATTAAAGTTACTTTTCGATCTATTTCCGCACGCAGGACAGTTACAAAATGCGCTATAATTCACACCATAGCCAGTAATCCTTATGGCAATCATAAGTGCGTTTCTATCACCAACTAGCATATCATCAACATCGACATCGTCGTCAATAACACACGACCTAATTAGATGCTTAATAACAGTTCCATTGTTTATCAATGCACGGGAAGATAGAATGTCCTCCTCCTTTGCTGTCATCGCCTTAATATTAACAGTTCTTCTTCCAGACATACTACTGTTCTGTGGGTAGACCTTTCCCTCAGAGGGAATTGGGACTGATTCAACTGGAACTTCCCAGTCAAAGTCAGACACCATAACATCTCTCTTCTCAATTCCCTGATCATGATCTCTCCCACCGAAGATCATGTTTCTATCTTCTCTACTCTTAGGCACAATAGCCTCCTGTGATACTAAAATTTAAATAAACAAAAGGCAATTGTAAAATAAATCAGGCCCACATTGCGTGGACCTGAAGATAGAGAGAAAGTATTATCAGTACTGAAGTACGCAGTTGTCAAATCTAATTGTCATGTCAACTGCCATCATTCCGCTGTCGTCGTCGTATGCAAGATCACCGTACTTAGCGTTCTGAAGAAAGCAGCCCTTTAGATCCCAGAGCTCAACAACAGTTCCAACTGGATCTAGAAGCTTAAGCTGACAGTCTCTCTTGTAAAAGTCTGCGTAACCAGCTCTTCCTGAGACTGATTCGTAGTGGGTTCTAATCCATTCCATAACCTGCTGCGCACCTGAAGGTGCAATTGGATCATGCATTGAAACTGATATCGTCTCAAACTTCATACGTCCCGCAAGGTATCTCATAGAGTTGACGTACTTGATCTCAGACTCTGTAAAGCTGAACCCTGGACGGGCTGCAGACTTGATCAAGAATGCATCAATTCCCTCGATGGCAAATACCCATCTATATTTTCTTTTGGGTTCAAACTTATTTGGAAGTAAGTCGTTAACTGAAAGTGTTTCGGCCATTTTTAAATCTCTCCTGACGGATTACTATTCTAAATATATCTCTTATTAGTTTTTCTAAACTTCTGCACCTGCATTTGTAACAACAAAGTCTAGTGCGACGAATTCAACCGTCCTAGTTGGCTGTACAAATATCTTTCCTCTGATTGTATTGTTTTCAATATCAGCCTGAGTTGTCGTAGTCGTATCGATTACAACTTTAAACCTATCGAGTCCGCTCTGCTCTTGGATTTTCTGAAGAATTGGATTAACAAGTCCTGAGAATTTCTCAAGTGTCTCTACTCTATTTGGTTCAAATAGAAGTGTATTTGCAATTGCGCGGACCTTTCTTCTAATGTCAATTAGAAGCCTTCTTACATTGACCCTGTCAAGAGCAGATGCGGCTGCTTGAAGTGTCTTCTGTCCCCATATGACGTATCCGGTTCCCGGGAAGTCTGTAATTGGGTTAATATCTGCATCGTAGATTGTATCAAGATTTGCTCTGTTGAGATCAACTGATGCCTGAATAACTGAAGATAGAGTTCCTCTTGTAAATCCTGCAGGAGCGAACCATGGATGACCTATTGCATCGTTAAGGGAAAATGCACCGAGGACTGCTACAGATGGAGGACACCTGACATTTGTTCTGGTCGACGGATCTCTCATCACGACATCAGGGAAGTAGGCTGCTGTGAACGAGGAATCAAGTGCCCTGTTCTTAAATGCTGCTACTGTGTCTGTAACGCTAATATCCTGAACTGATGAGGTCACAACATTGTTGAGAACATCTCTCTCTTCTATGTCCATTATGTAGATAGAGTCAAATCTATTCTCAACAGCATCGGTTGCATAGTCTGTAATGGATTCATCTCTCATTCCCGGTATTGCGAGAACTTTGATCTCAACATCAGATCTGTTCCCCATGATGTCAATAGCCTTTCTAAATGATGCAACTGTTGGCCCTTCTCTTCCGCCCTGAGCTGCTGAGTCATCCATCTCTCTCTTTGCAGCATTGTCGTTTAGAGTCGACTTATCCTTGTCAAAGATGTTAACTCCGTCAAAGCCTCCCTGGAGGAAGAATGAGAATTTTGCAAACGTTCTGTTTCCAACCACACTAAGGTCATCAGCGCTGAAAGCTCTTGTCTTTAGATCTCTATCTATAGATATCCCACCACGCCTGACGTAGGAAGCACTGGCCCATTCCCGTGGGTCAGCGTATGTATCTGATCCTGTTCTAACCGAAATATTCTCTAGAGTAAATTTATTATTGTTAAATCTATCAGAATCCATAATTCCGTTAGCAGCCGTGTCAGCATCACCTGCGTTATTTCCTATGGAGAACTTCTGATCAGAAAGAGCGTATGTCGGGAAGTACTTAACGTAACTTTCAAAAGAAGAATCGAAAAGGTCAGGTTTGTTGGGTTCGTCTGCGTCAGTCACTCTTGTAAATTGAGTTCCCCAGTATAGTCTAGAGTCAATTCTCTTCTTATCACCTGTTCCAAGTGCTATATTCTGTCTCATTGGAACGGGAGGTTCAATAACCTTCTTAAGAATGTTCCATGATCCTGAAAGAAGCATCCCGCTCTTTGCAGCTCCGGCATTGGCGAGCTCAAGATTTGTTAGGGGCTGTGTCCCAGATGTTACAAGGTGACTGTACCCTCTATATCCGAGAGGCAGGGCGTCGTCTGGAACCTCACCGGCATCCTGTTGATCGCTTACCTTGACTCGAATAAACCTAGATCTATTGGGGAAATCTCCATCGACAACAAGCTTTTGTGAGTCAGAGGATTGATCAAAATCAAAGTATGCCCTCTGGTCACCGATGACTCTTGCAAAATATCTATCTGAATTCTTGTCAAGGCTTAGGCCCCTAAATGATTCGATCACAGACTTCTCATCGTCAGTATCGTAGAAATTTCTAACGACCACATCAAACTTTCCAAACTTATTTACATCAGTGTTTGATTTAGCAAGATTTTCAATTGATATTTTGTACTTTGTATTTGTGTCAGCACCATCTGAAAGAGTCTCTATTCTAAACAAATCGTAGGGCTTTCCACCAAAGTTCTGAGATATGACAAAGGGTGATTTGGCATTTGCATACCTGTCTTCAAACTTCTTATAATCTGGAATTGTTGAGTTCCCGCCTTCCTGGGTTGGTTGACTTAGAGCTCCTGTTGTCATAAAGACAATTTCCTCTGTTATCTTGTCAAGTCTAGAGCCTGTTAGGACTCCAGACCCTGTTGGAACTGCAACAGATGAGTGAATATCGTAATGTGAGTATAGAAGGTGACCCTTCTGCTCAATAAGCTTCGGATCTGTGTTTAGAACCCTGGAGAAGTAAGAGGGTGAGTTAACATCCATTGAAGCTGTTATGACTCTAGGATCCCCCGTAAGGCCCTTGTGACCATTTAGGAATATTGTAAAGTTCTGGCTAGCCATAACCATGGATCCGGTCAGCGTTCCTCTGACAGTACTGTCACCCTGGATCCCGTTTGTAGTTGAGGCAGGTCCAGTTCCTGCACCTGTTCCGGCGGAAGTTGTACTAGACGAAAGCGTCAGGAGAACACCTGAGGGTGCCATGATGACGCCTCTTAGGACTGGGACACCTTGAAAGGCTTCCATATCCTGATCTGCACTGGAATAGTTGATGGTTACTTTGGGTGTTGAAATTCCTGCATCAGTAAAATATGTGCTTCCTGCTGACTGGGACATGTAGCACCCGAGAAAGAAGGTGTTTCCAGCCTGACCCGTATTTGCATACGGATTGTGGCCAACTATTCCATTGTCTTGAACCTGTCTAGCACCTACAACAAATCCAGCATTAGTCACAGCTCCTGACGATGAATCTCTCTTCTTCCCGTCACCGGCGCCTAGAACCCTAACATATGTAAGGGACTGTGCATTCTTTAGCCACTCATTAACAGCAAGCGGGCCAAATTTTTTCCCATCTGTGCTTCCAAATGTGGAAACAAACTCTGAAAAGTTAGCAACAGTAACGGGAACAAAAGCTGGCCCCTGATTAGCTGTACCAATCACTCCAGCAGGAACGCCCGTAGGCCCTGTCTGACTGGGTGATGAAAGATCAATTTCTCTTGTGCTGACACCGGCACTTTTGAATGTCAATTCAGGCATCCTGACTATCTCCAAAATTTCTAATCATTAAATATAGATCACTCAAAACTTACACCTGAGTTAGTAATAATGAAGTCAACTGCAATAAACTCAACTGCACGTGTCGGGACTAGAATAATTCTTCCATTGAGACGATTAGACTCAACGTCTTCAACTGAATTATTGCTTTCATCCATGACAACGCGGAACTGATCTATTCCCTGTTGACTTTGAATTAGTGCTAGTAGTGGTGTAACCTGAGATATGAACTTCGATCTGGTAGCTACAGTATTTTGTTCGAAAACAATTTTTCTTGCAACATCAGAAATAAGTCGCTTAACTTCAAGAAGCATTCTTCTAACGTTGACTCGATCAAGAGCAGATCTTGCCTGTTGAAGGGTTTTTTGTCCAAAGATTACGAATCCAGCTTGTGGGAATGTCGCTATTGGATTTATTCGAGAATCATATAGATCGTCTCTATCTGCACTGTTCAGCCTTGTGTCAACGTTGGTGACATTAGACAGGGCTGCTCTATTAAATCCTGCAGGTGCGAACCACGGGTGTGAGACAGAATCATTAAACCCAAGAGCACTTAGTGCCGCGATAGAAGCAGGCATTCCAACACCATTCCCAGTACTATCATCTATCATAGTAACATCTGGGAAGTAAGTTGCAGCGTAGTTATTATCCACTGCCCTTCCGTCAAACTTGTCTCTTGTTTTTGCAACATTTGGTCTAAGAGACTCATTGTCAAATATTCT